CCCCTTCGGCATAGAAGCCAGCCATCGCCGCGATTTCGAAACCGCCGATCGCGGCCATCGCCGCCCGGTCGCGCGCGCCATCGAGCCGGGCCACCGCATCGGCGACGATCCGGCGCTTCACCTCGCGCATCGCCGCATCGGCCCCGGCGCCGTTGCCGGTTGCGTTCTCGGCATCGATCCCGGTCAAGGCGTGGGTGATGCAAGCGGACGCCGTCGTATTGCCGATGCCCATTTCGCCCGCGATCAACAGGCAGAAACCCTCGTTTACCGCGCGCCTCGCCTCATCGGCGCCAAGATTCCAGGCTTGCGCGAACTCCGCGTCGGTCATCGCGGCCCCCCGGCTCAGGTCGGCGGTACCACGGGCCACCGGCTCGGCGCGGTAATGGGCCGGATAAGGTTCAGGCGGCGGGTGCGCGATGCCTGCATCGACGATCCGCAGATTAACCGCCTGCGCGCGTGCCAGCGCACTGCTGCTGGCCTTGCCCTTGAGGATCGTCGCCACCATTGCCGTGGTGACCGTGGATGACCAGGGTGTGACCCCTTGCCGGACCACGCCGTGATCGCCCGCGAACAGCACGATCCGGCGCGGGCGGGTGACGGGCGTGAGGCTTTGCTGCGCAACGGCGAGTTCCACCGCCAGGGCTTCGAGCCGGGCCAGACTGCCGGGCGGCTTGGCCAGAGCATCGAGCCTGGCCTGAACCTGCTCAGGCTTCATTGTCATCGCGTGAACCTCGTTTCGGCAGGCGGCAGGCGATCCTGCCAGCCATGGCGGACCAGTTCGGGGGTGTTGCTCTCGTCCGCCGGGTAACCCAGGCACAGCAGCGCCACGAAGCGCCAGTCTGCCGGCACAGCGAGCACGGCATTCATCGCCGCGGGATCGAGGATCGAGACCCAACCCAGACCGACGTCGTTCGCGCGCGCGGCTAGCCACAGGGAATGGATCGCAGCGATCACCGACCAGCATAGCGTTTCGGGCATGGTCCGGCGGCCAAGGCTATGCCCTGCTGCACCGGCCATGTCGCAGAACACGGCGAGCACTTCGGGCGCTTCGCGCAGGCCGTGGAGTTTCAACGTATCATAGAGCGCCCGCTGCTCTCCGTCGTAGCCTTCACCCGCCTCGTGCTTGTGCGCCTCGACGTGAGCAGCAAGTGCCGCACGCCGTTCGGGCGAGCACACCCGCACGAAGCGCCAGGGCTGGGCATTGCCGACCGAGGGTCCATGGCTGGCAACATCCATCAGATCGTCGATCAGGCCATCCGGGAGGGGATCGGTCAGGAAATGGCGCACATCGCGCCGCCACAGGAACAATTCCTCCAGCGTCGCACGAAACGCAGTATCGAAGTGCGGCCCGCTCATGCCGCCTCTCCGGCGATGGCGAGCAAGCGGTCAACCGCGACATAATGTTCCAGTTCGCCCGCCACCGCATCCAAGGCAGCATCGATCGTGGCGCTCTGGTCCAGCCCGTTCGAGGGTCCCTCGATCCAGCCCACGCGCTGCGCCGCCAGATCAAAAAGGCCGTGAACATAGCACCCGGCGATTAACCCATCCGTGCTGACAGCGCCCTCGTCCCGGCCGTCGGCCATGCGCAGGAGAGGCGGCGCATCGCCGGTGGTGATCCCAGCGTGGATCTCGTATCCGCAAAAGGCCCTGCCATCCGACAGGCGAATACCCGCCACCTCCCGCAACGTCTTGTCGGACTGCATCGCTGTGTCCACCGGCAGCAGGCCAAGGCCCTCGATCTGTTCGGGCGGCCCCTCCACGCCATCGGGATCGGCGATGGTGCGCCCGAGCATCTGGTATCCCCCGCAGATGCCAAGCACCTTTCCGCCGCGGCGGACATGGGCCGCTATGTCCACGTGCCAGCCCTGCGCGCGCAGGAATTTCAGATCGGCGATGGTCGCCTTGGTACCAGGAAGGATGATCAGAGCAGCGCTGGCCGGGATCGGCGTTCCCGGCGGAACCATGGTCAATCGCACGCCCGGTTCGGCTGCGAGTGCATCAAAATCGTCGAAATTGGCGATGCGAGAGAGCATGGGGACCGCGATTTCCATTGTGCCCGCGCCTGCCTCGCTGCGGTCCAGCGCTACGGCGTCCTCGGCCGGAAGCTGCCGCGCTGCCGCGATCCACGGCACCAAGCCCAGCCCGTCCCAGCCGGTGCGGCGGGCGATCTCGGCATAGCCTTCATCGAACAGCGCAACGTCGCCCCGGAACTTGTTGATGAGGAAGCCGCGGATCATCGCGGCGTCATCGCGGTCCAGCACCGCCTTCGTCCCGACAATGGAGGCAATCACGCCGCCGCGGTCGATATCACCCACCAGCACGACGGGCACCCCGGCCGCGCGAGCAAAGCCCATATTGGCGATGTCGCCTTCGCGCAGGTTGATCTCCGCCGGGCTGCCGGCGCCCTCTACCACCACCACGTCGGCGATTGCGCGCAGGCGGGTGTAAGAGGCAAGCACCGTCTCCAGGAGTTCACCCTTGCGGCAGCGATAATATTCCGCGCCCAATGTACCCTGTACCCGCCCGCGGACAACGACTTGCGCCGCGCGGTCGGATTGGGGCTTGAGCAGAACCGGGTTCATATCAACTGAAAGCGGCGCGCGGCAGGCCAGCGCTTGCAGCGCCTGCGCCCGGCCGATCTCTCCTCCGTCAGCCGTGACGGCCGCATTGTTCGACATATTCTGCGGTTTGAACGGAAGGACCTTCAGCCCGCGATTGGCGAGCAGGCGGCAGAGCCCGGCGACTAGCACGGACTTGCCAACATCGGATCCGGTACCCTGCAACATCACCGCAGCCATGCGATCACTCCTATTCCGATCCACAGCAAGGCGCAGGCGCGTCGGTAGAGCCGCAGGGCGCGGGCCAGATCCGGCGCCTGGGGGCGGGGGCCGCCGCCCAAAGTCGCCCGTGTGTAGCGGGACAAGAGCTTTTGGAATCCTGACACAAGCTTTTGGAGCACTCACTCGGCACGCTTCGTAGGGCAGGTGATGCGCCGCCGGGCCTCTGCGCGCTCTTGGTCTCGCACCGAGCCCGACGGCATGATGTATTTCCCGCCGCAGGTGTAGCGACCGAGGTCGATTGGGAATGGGGGCATTTCGAAGAGTCCGGAGAGGTCAGCCTTGGGCACCGCACACCTCCACGCTCTTCGCCCAAGATGTGAGTTCATCTATCACGGGCGAACCAGCCCAGATGCCGGCAGCGATAATCGCTCGAATGTCGCTGCCGGACAATTGGCACGCAAGTGGGACCTCGATCTGTTCACCGCTGCTCATGACCAATCCAAGGATCTCTGCCTTCGACGAATCACGCCATACGACCTCGTTGATCGAATATCCCCTCAACGTCTGCGCCAGCATGTCAGTCTCCTCTAGGAAGGACCTGATACTATCAGCTCCCGCGCCGCTGTCACCTTGCCACTCACCCGGTAGTTGAGTTCAACTTCCTCGATATCGAACCCGTGGAAGATTTCCCGGATCTCCGGCGTGTCGTTGATCGACAGAATGAAGCGTCCCTGAAGGCCTTCTAAGAGGGCTCTCAGAGCCTCAAAATCGGCCGGTGAGAAGATGTCCTTGCCGTAGTCATCGGTGCATCCCCAGTACGGCGGGTCGCAATAGAACAATGCGCCTGGGCGGCTGTCATAGCGGCGGATGCAACCGGCATAGGGGAGCCGCTCGATCAGCACGCCGGCGAGGCGCTCGTGGACGTCTTCCAGCATCGGCACGATCTTGGTGAGATTGAACCGCGCCCCGCCTTCGTATGAGACGCCGAAGCTCCTGCCGACTGCCTTCCCTCCGAACGCTGCGCGCTGGAGGAACAGGAACCGCGCCGCGCGCTCCAGATCGGTGAGAGTCTCGGGATCGACCTTCATCAGCCGGTCAAATTCAGACCGGCTGCAGAGCTGCCATTTCAGCGTGTCGAGGAACTGCTGGTAGTGCCGCTGCAGGATGCGGAAGAGCGTCACGACATCGCGGTTGATGTCGTTGATCACTTCCAGCTTGGGCCGATGCCGGCGGCGGAAGAACACCCCGCCCATGCCCACGAACGGTTCGACGTAGCGATCGTGAGGAATGGCCGCGATGCGCTCGGCGAGTCGACCAGCCAATGCCCGCTTCCCACCGAGCCACGGCGCAACCGGACGGACCGGCTGGACGGGCTCCAGCGACGATTGAATCAATACTTCCTTCATGGGTTCACACCTAATGCGACTCCCGCCTGTCAGGCCGGGGGAGCTGAGGGCTGGCGCGCCAGCCCGAGGTGCGAGGTCTCTCTCGCGGTTAGGGGCGTTACAGCGCCCCTGCCTCCCCCGTTACAGGGCAGGTAATTTCAGACAGTCAGCGCGCCGCTCACGCGGCTTCGCCGGGTGCGACAGGCCAGTCGGCCACGTCCATATCCAGATCGCGCAGCAGGCGGCGATAGGCGGCCCAGTCGCTCCGCGTGGTCGCGTCCAGCGGGTTGTCCGTAAGCTGCGTCCAGTCGCTCGCGGCGAGCAGCTGGTCGCGGCGGCGGCGGCGCGCTTCCCGCTGCTCGGCGGGATCGGGCTGGCGCTCAATCGCGACTGGGCGGTTGCCGACCGCAGTGATTTCCTTGCCTGCAGCCTGCGCCTGCATCAGCTCGGCCATGCGGTCGTCGCTGATCGGCTCGGCATCGGCTGGCAGGGTGCAGCGCGGGTTGGGGATCATCGCCGGGCGCTTCCCGGCCTTCTTCTCGCGCGGTGTGAGCTCTGCCTCGATCAGGCGCGGGCCGTTGACGAAGTCGGAATAGAAGCCGCCGGTGGACGGGCTGAAATAGTGGGCCATGGATTACCTCCCGAAAGCGATGACATTAGTGACGGTCGATCCGTCGCGGGCGCTGAAGACCGAGACCGTGGTGAGGCCGGTACCGCTGACGTAGGGGCCATTGTCCTGGGCATCCGCATCGATCGCGCCGCCGTTGCAGAAGGCCATCTTGCACTCGGTCACATAGGCCTGCGGCAGAGTGAGAATCGTAGTGCCGTTGCCGCCCACGCTGCCCGTGAACAACTGCACAATCACCGGGCCGATCTTGATGATCCACGCGCCGCCGGTGACCGTCAGGCCGACCAACCCGGCGGCGGCGTAGGAGGTCAGCGCCTTGGTATCATCGACGCCGGCAGATGCCTCCGCCTGCGAGGCCTTGGGCACCGTGATCGTGCGGTTGGCAGCGAGGTCACCGCCGCCAGTGGCAAGACCCGCCGTGCTGACCAGACGTGTTGTCGGCACCGCGCCGCTGCCATCGCCGACCACGCCCGCGATCAGCGCGATGATCGCCGCGTAGAGCTGTGCGTTGTCAGGCTTGTCGAGGGGAATGCCGGCCTGCTCGACCACGTGGGCCAGCTCTTCCTGCACGGCGTTGAACCAGTCCGCTGTGAGCTGAGTGGCCTGCTGGCCGATGGCCGGGTTGCCGTCCTGAAAGGCCCCGTCGACCGATCCGTTGCTGTCGATGCGATGCATGGCTGTGATGCTCCTATTCGGTGAAATCGAACCAGAAGGCCGGGCTGGGCTCGACCTCGTAGGCAAAAAGGACGTGAGTGTGGGCGGGTGCGGCGCGGCGGATCACGCACTCCAGATTGAGCGCGCCGAAACCGCGCAGTCGCACGCCGAGGCGGTCCCCGATCTCGGCCACGGCGAGGAAGGTGCTTTCCTCCAGCCAACCATCGAACGGGCGAATATGGACCGTCCAGGCGAAGGCCCAGTCCTGTCGGTTAAGCCGCTCGCCGATGCGCATTCCCATTCGCGCGGCGTGGTGTTCCTCGATGTCGATCTGATAGCCGAGCCGGGCCGCGATCTCCGCAAAGGCGGCGGCGTTCTGGCCGCCCACGCCGGTCAGCTTCTGGTGAAGCGCTGCCTGCCGCTCACCCACGTTGTCCGGCGCTCCGGTGCAGGTATCGGGAAGCGCCGCCACCCGTTCCCAGTCGGGCAGCAGCTCCAGCGCGGTGCGCGGGTCCGCCTCTTCGATCAGGTCGAGCGCGCGGCTGTCGATCCGGGCAAACTCGGCCGCGAGTGCCAACAGCAGACTCGCCATCGCCCCGTCTGGCGCGAACCGCCACGCGGGTCCCTGCGGCAGCAATTGCGCGAACTGGCGGGCATAGGCCTCGGCCCCGCGCGGGGTATCGATCACGCCAATCATGACACGAAGGTGACCGTGCCGAGCGTCGGGATAGCCCCTGCGCCAGCCGTGAAATCGGCATCGGGCAGATCAAGCGCGTGGCGGAACTCGCCTTGTGCCAAACTCACGGCCTCACCCAGGCGGCTGAGCCAGATCGTCCCGCCGGGTTCGGCCTCGCGGGTAAAGAAGTCGGCCAGTTCTGCCTCGATCGCAGCGCGGACCTCGCTGGTGTTGGGGGCTATGCGCAGGACAATATCGAGCGGCGCAGGCGTCGGCGCGAACACGTAGAGTTCGGCAGTGACGGGCCGCAGCACATCAAGCGCGGCCTGCACCGCA